TCCCATGCGTCCCCTATCAGACAGGGGCTATCTACTACTTCCTTACAAGTAGTCTAAGTAGCCTGTTTCTCCAACTACAGGCAGTTGGCTCCTTCCTTGCAGGAGCATAAGCAGGTACGGTGGTTCTCGCCTAGTACCATGGCTAGTACATGCTAGTGCATGCACAGTTGCTAACCAGTACGTCTGCTTTACAGGCCTAGTCCCCTATGTGCTCACACTGCACACAGGCTCCTGCTAGTACTCGGTGTCACGCTAGTAGCAGGCACATAGCCTAGCTCCTACCCTACGAGTACGTTATTTGGGTATGGGCACACACACAGGCTCATGTTGCAGAGAGCTTGTGCATGTGGTGTACATGCGTACACACCCAACGATACAGCACGTATGTACGTTAAGGCACGTGGCCTAGTACACACTCGTACACACACATGGTGCATGTACTACGACTGGTTCGATTGGCTACTGTGTTTAGTCTATAGCGCCTGGATACCAGTAACTCTCCATTACTGCGCTATAAGTGCTGATAGTACGTAGTGTACCCGGCCAGCACGGTCCGGCATGGTCATAGGGCTGCAACCCTTGTGACCATAGGCATAAAAAAGAGGGAGCCCGAAGGCCCCCTCTTGCTGCTACTACAGCATGCCCCCGATAACGAGAGCAAAGGTGAGCAGTCCGAAGACTGCCACAACGAGGGCAAAGCCCTCCGCAACGTGGTCCAACAGGGTCATATGTACCTCCCAGTACATGGCTTGATTGCCATAAAAGAAAGGGGGCACACTACTTGTATAGCGCCGTGTGCCAGGGCGCTCTATATCAGCTGATGGGGATCCAGTACTTGGTGTAGTGGCAGCCCCCATCGTAGTCAACGGTGACGATCACGCCATGTGAGCGAACCTCTTCGATGAGGTCAGCCCACGTCCCGGTCGTGGCCTCTTCCAGATCACTCTGGTTGAGCACCTCGCCGTGGGTGTTGTGGTCGTCAGCGTCGCCGTAGCCGAAGCCGTAGCTGATGGTGAGACAGAAGAACATGGATAACTCCTTGTAGCGGTATTCCGCCGGGACCCAGTAAGCAGGTCGTAAAAGAAAAGGTATCGGTCTCTCAGCTTGACCCCGGTGGGCTCCGAACGTAGAGGGACCCTACCTTCAAGAACACTATAAATACCTGGTACTAAGCTCCTGTCTGTCATTTCCCAACCTTCGTACACGAGTTTTCCCCAAAATTTTAATTCAAAAACCTACTCTCGCACGCGTTGGCGCTTACCTTCTGCGCATGACCCACCAGCGTATGTACGCTCTTAGTGCCGCTCTCCACCAACTTTTTCGCACAGGCGCGCACCAGGACCTCCTGGGCTTCCACGCTTATAGGTACAAGCACTTTGTCGACAACAGTCCCCGAGGCCGTCACTGTCGCTATGCGCTCGCTACCCTACGGCTTTTTGCTGCGGACAACGAGGAGCTGGCGTTGCGTACGTACTTGAGCGCACGTGGGTGTACCAAACTATTGGAGTTGCTATCATGAAGCTACGTATTGTCAGCGACGGTACTCAAGCCGGAACTCATGTCCTGACCGAAGACGGTCAGGTACTAGAGGGCGTCCAGGCCCTTTCTTTTACCTGCGCACTAGGCGACGCTCCCGAGGCGTTGCTGGTGCTGCAGCCCGTACAGTGTGAACTGCTTGTTGACGCCCTAGGCGTTCTAGACGCACCCCCGGCCCCCTACCAGGCGACGGACTTGCAAGTTACTAACGAGGACCTACTCGCGTTCCTCCCGGAGATTCCCGATGTTGATTAAACCTACTGGCTGCCAAGTAGCCGAAGACCCCAGTTTGCAAGGCGCGGCCCTTGGACTAGAATCCGGCTGGTGCTGGACGCTTGCTTGCGGCGAAGTACGTAGTTGCTCAGACGCACAGGCTGCTGAGGCGCTGCTGGATCACGTAGTTGATCTTGAGGGCCAGCTACTAGACGCCCGGCGTGCTACAAGCGCCTTTGATGCACTCCAGGCTGCTGTTGGTGCACAGCAGGTACTTGGTGCCCTACAAGATCAGCAGTACGTAGTAGAAGACATTTGAGTCCACAATGAGCGATGAGCTAAAGACCGTTGACGCCCTCGCCGCCGCGTTGGCCCCGACTGCAGAGCAGCGCGGGTACATGGAGAGCATGAGTCCTGCTAAAATCCAGCGGGTACAAAATTCTCTCAACAGCATGAAGCACGGACTACACGCGGTAGCGCCTGTTACCTGCGGTGGTCCACGCAAGTGCCCGTTTATCGCTCACTGCCCCATTCCTACTCGCCAGCAGAAGATTGATAAGGACTACGGGGTCGATGCTGACTACCCGCTAATGCTTCCGTGCGTGCTGGAAAGCGCTTATCAGTCTCAACGCATTCTAGACTACTGCCAGCACTTGCAAGTAGACGTGCAGAACCCTATCGAAATGAGTGTTGTAAACGAGCTGGCTGTACTGGACTTGCACAAGAACAGGGCGTTGATGATCATGTCCGAGGGCGACCGTGATGGCGAGGGCCGGGACTTCCTGCGACAAGACCACGACTACACTGAGGTTGGTGACGGCCACGAGCTGGTTAAGAAAACTACGTTGCACCCTGCGTTTGATGTACTCGACAAGCTGGAGCGACGCCGTGAGCGGCTGCTGGAGCGACTGCTAGAAACCCGCAAGAGCAGAGCAGAAATCGACCTGAAGCGAGGGAACGTAGCTGCTGACTCCAATGTACTTCGTGAGCTACAGGCTGTGCGCAAGTACCTGCAGGCTGCAAGCACACGCTCGCTGGAAGACCCTGAGGCACTGGACCTACCAGACTAGACCAGCGCATGTTAAGCTAAGGGGGCTCTACTGCCCCCGTTTCTACGTCTATGCAACCAGCTCATCCAGTACTAACGAACGCTGTCCTGCTCGACTCCGAGACCACAGGTCTCAGTCGTCAGGCGGGTCTGCATGAACTGGCGATCCTGGATCTGCAGAAGCGGCACGTACGTGGTTACGTGGTTGCGCCTAACGCAGTTGACGTGCAGTTGGCTACGCCGCAGGAACGCACCGGGCTCGCAAGCGCTTATCGCGACACGTACAAGCGAGTGCCTACTACCAAGTCCACTACGTGGATGGATATCATCAACAGGCAGATCTCGCGTGAGACCGAACGTCGGGTGGCGCTGAACGACACTATGGCTGCGGTTCGCGCGCAAACCCCATGGATGGCACAACAGATCCCCAAGCATCCCCACCTACTTGGTAACGTAGAAACCCCAGGGGAACTAGCTGCCAGAGCCGCACGAATGCGCGCCTACGGCTACACTGCTGATCTTGGTAGACCAGCTACTATCCAGGGACTACTAGGCAACGAGCTACCAGCGGCTATTCGAGGCAAGACAGTCTGGATCGCCAACGCTGCTTTTGAGGCCAAGCAACTAGGTACACAACTAGGAGCAGAGGGCGACGAGGTAGCCACGGCGTTCAAGAGCCAGTTCGAAACGTACAACCCTCGTAGTCCAGATCCCTTCTACGTAACAGGCTCAGAAGTAACGCGTGCGCGTGTTGTAGCCGGCCAGAGTGGCGACTGGACTGGAGTTTGGCGTGCGTACAAGCAGAACCTGCCAAAGGCGGGGGAAACTGCAGTCAGGGACATTCAGGACGTGGTGCGTGCCATGCATAGCTACGGCGCCAAGCTGGGGTTCACCAGCAGGGATCTTAGCTACATGGGTACGAGCGTGGAGGCCTCGCATAAGATGCTGGCTGCTGCGCACGGTGTAGAAGCCCGACTGGCTATGCCAGAGTTTCACCGTGCGGCTGAAGACTTGGCCCTGCATGAAGCCTACGTGTTGGAAAAGAGCGTAGGACTAACCGAGGCGCTACAGCAGGCGGATGAGGGCACCGCCTTGGGTTTGCGTTACCAGCAGCAGGCTCGTGCTGGACAAGGCCCGCTGGCGGTAGCCGGCAGGTACTTTAGCGCCCTGGACAACGCAGGAGCAGCGTTTGAGCAAGAGCAGCTACTAAAGCGTCTTCACCGCGGAGTACAGGATATTGCTGCCACCGGCAGCACCTACCAGCGAGTAGGTGACGTCCCATACAGGCAGAGCCAACTTACGCCCTCGGGTACCGAGGTGTCTACTTACAGACTGCAAGCTCAACGCCGCGCCCACCAGAGTATGCCTGAGCTAGCGCGCGCGCTGGATGCCGAAGGTCGTTACGGTCACTACGGTGCAAGCGCTACCGCCACGTACGAGCGCATGGCACAGGTGGCGCCTGATGAGCTAGCCGGCTGGGTACACGCGGAAGTAGGCAAACTACGCAGCACCTGGGAGCGCCCAGCTGTAGGGAGTGGCAGGAGCATGGCTGGGCGCAATGCCTGGGCAACAGCAGCAGTGGACTTGGCTGCAGTTGGGCGAGGGGGAGGTAAGTACCTGGCGTTGGCAGCGGGTGCGTTGGCGTTTATGGGTGCCGGAGCCTCGGTCGTGCAAGGGGCGCCGGAACAGCCTAGCAGCGTGCTTCACTATGGTTACCGAGACTGGGCTAGCAGACAGCGTATTGAAGGCCTCAGCGAGGGACAAGTAGCAAGCGAACAACGTCATCAAATGACTGACTTCGGAAGCCCATACCGTGGTCCGGTAGGGGTGCAGCAGGTATTCATGGATCAAGAACTCCTCCGCGAGCGCGAGCGCTGGTTGAGGGCCCAGTACGGAGCGAGACATTACGATCCGGCTGCGGGGGCGACAAACCCATTTAGGGGCTGGCGTTTTAGTAGTGGCAACAAGTACATCCACGCTGGTACGCAGGTGGCTGGTGAGGACTACGGCCTGCGTGGAAACCTCATGGCGCTGAACATGGATGGTGGCTGGAAAATGGAGGCGGAAGACGCCGACACCGTGGTAGTAAAGCGCGGTGGAGTACGTGGGGCCCTAGCTAGTTTCTTTGGCATGAACCGAGGCTACAGCTTCCGTCTTGCTGGAGTTGACTCCCCAGAGACCTCGCACGGTAGTACCAGTTATCACGCACCACAGCCTGGAGCGGAAAATGCCGCTCAGGCAGTGCGCCAGATTCTAGCTGGAGCCAAGAACGTTCAACTGATGTACGACCCCAGCCAGACTACTTATGGTCGTATGATGGGTGCCGTCATTGTCGACGGTCAGAACTTGAACTTCCAGTTGGTTCGTCAGGGTCTCGCCGCCCATCTGCCTTTCGGTAAGTACGAAGACAGTATTATCAACTACGGCGCCCTAAAGGGCGCAGAAACCCGAGCGTACCAGACTAACCGGGGCATCTGGGCTCAGCCATGGGCGCGAGCCTTTTACGAGCACTCAGAAGCCAGCGGCAACAGAGTTACCTTCAACACGTTGGCGAAGACCAGCAGCATCGTGCAGAACGCCGGCACCATGAGTATGCTTAGTATGATGGAGGGCGCACAGCGTAACGGACAGTTTACTGAACGCGATACGCTGGTAGCCCGAGAGCTAGGCGCAAGTTACCGAGTAGGTGCAGACAAGGTAGAGCCGTGGGTGATGAGCGCGCCTAGCAGGCCGTCTCACAGCTACATGACTGAGCAACTTGCTGACATCTCTCACTTTACGAAGACCAAGGGCAGAGGTCACTTGCAGAACAAGTTCAGTACCCGAGGGAACTACGGGAAGTTGGATAACTCCATGGTACTTGATACACTGGGGACAACAGACAACATCTGGACTCGCAGAAGGTACGGATCATTCGAGACTTACCAAAGCAGCAAGGTGTTGGGTAGAATGAGAAAAGAGCGGGCAGCAGCCGCTCAGCGCCAGGCACTCAGGGCTCTCAACGAGTCCCCCATCGGCCACCATAGGATGTAACAATGCTAGAAAGCATGCTGAAGAGTACTTTCGGATCCTATACCCAGGGTGGTGCCGCATGGATGGCTGGGTTTGAGCCTATCCGCAATACCGGCAATGGCATCCACTATGGTGGGTACAATCTCATCTGGAACAAGCAGCCTGGTTCGTTCATGCCTGTTCGAGAGGCAAGCACCCAGGGTATCGGCAAGTGGGGACGCGTTGCCGGTAGCTCGCTTGGTGGTCTAGTCAGCGGCTATTACATCTACAAGGGTGTCAAAGAAGACGGGTTGGCTGGCGGTAAGGACGCTGCTGTCTGGGACGTTGCTACGTCCTCAGCTATCGTGCGCTTCGCCTACGGGGCGATGGGGACCTCAGGAGCAGCAGCAGGACCTGGTTCTGGCGCAAGGGCTCGCATGGCTATGCTCGGAGCAAAGCCTGCTGGAGCCAAGATTGTCTTCGGCGGCGGCGGCGGCATGCTGCTGGGTATCAGCCGCTCGCTCGGAGCTGGTGTTGGCGCCACTATGGGTCAAGCCGTGCTAGGTACCCCAGGTGCGTTTATCGGTGGTTACGTTGGAGCCGCTCCCATTAGGTTCGCTGCTACCCATCCACTATTGGCCGGCGGTATGGCTGCTGGCGCAGTGGCTGCTGCCGTGGGGTACGGCACGTACTCTGTGGTGAAGGGCACGTACCAAGCTGGCGCTGCCCATAGGCAAGGCCAGCGAGGAATTAACACAAGTGGCTCCATGGCGGCGTTCATGACCAGTGGCGCCCAGACTATGCGCGCGCGGGCTGTCCAGGCGATTCACAAGAGTCACCTAAATGCCCGAAGCGCCCTAGGTCAAGAGGCGGGCTTTATGCATGCGCCCGGAAAGAATTACCACAGTATGTACAGATAATGCCTGATCGAATTAAAAGACTAATGACACTGCTTGAGCAGCTAGAATCTACTAGTGAGCAGAGTGATGCTCTCAAGACCCTCTTCTACGTTTTCCCGGGCCTTGCGCTAATTGCCAGTGAGGAGGGGGATATTATCGCAGCGAGCAGCGGTTGGGCAGACGCCATCGGTCGAACTTCCGAGGAGTTGGCGAACTGTTGCTGGAAATGCATGGTGCATCCAGATGACGCTGAATCCACTGCTGAGGCTGTACGACAGATGCATGACGATGATATCTTTGGTTTCGTAAACCGATGGGTTCATGTTGATGGTTCCTTCGTAACTCTAAAGTGGGTGTGCGCCAGCTGGGTGGATGTTGGAGACCGAAAGCTTACCATCACGGTAGCTGAAGTAATCGAAGACGGAGCACTAAATGCCTGAGGATAGAATTACCTTGCTGACGGAGATCAAATTGCTACTGCAAGAAGAACTTTCTGACGTTCGAGAAGCTATGCATGAGATTAAGCTAGAGTTTGCGTCTCTACGAGGCGACACTATTGCCCGAGCTGAATTTCAAAAGGCACTAGATGTTGAGCGAGACAAGCGAGAACTTACCGAAGCAGAAAGCCGACAGAAGCGCGAGACACTAGAGAAGGATATCGCCGAGCTGAAAACAGCTCAGGCGAGTATGGCGACTTCTATGAAAATCTACATCGGTCTTGCTGGAGCTGTTGCTGGAATTATCGGCTCTGGGATTGGTGCGTTGCTGTTTGCCGCCTTGGCCTGACTGTGGACTTTGCTGAACGCCAGCACTACTCTGAGCAGATCCTAGGTGCGGCAGCCTGGGAGGCGAAGCGTGTGATCGTTGTGGGCTCTGGCATCTGGTTTGATGGACTTGAAGGGTCCATCATCAACTCGCTGGTCGACAAGTACCATGCCTTCACTACCGAAGTTTATGTCCTTCCGGCTCTCCGCGCACTCTTTCAGAATGGCGGCTTGATCCAGTTTGTAGACTTTGGGCCACCGGCGCGTGCGACAGCAATGCTGAGCACCAAGCAACCATCACCAGATCTAATCTACCTTGTCGAAGACTCTCCCGGTGTGCACCTTTACGACTGGAGCACCATGGTCGAGCCCTTTATCGGCGGATCTTGTCCTGTAATTCTTCTTGGAGACACTAGTGCCGACACTTGATACCATTCGAGAGAAGCTTTACATCGAGAACGAGTACGGAGTTTCGTACCAGGACCCAGATGCTCGACTTGCTGACGAGGACATTCAGTTTCTTGTAAACAATCACGACATCGAAACGGACAGGCATAGAAGTTGCATCAACTGCCAGGCTCGCCAGATCATCAAGTACCATGGCCGCAGGGACAAAGACGATGTCCCGATCAATGAATTCAGGGTTCCCTGCAAGGGTATCGCCAAGAGTCTTCCTCCAGGTAGTGCCGCTGCGTTGCGCAGAATGATTACTGAAGAGGGCATGGACCCCGAGCGCGCCAAGTTGCTGCTGATGAGCACTGTTGACCCAGTCGCCTGGGCGTCTCTCATGTTCGGCTTCGACGACTCCGAGCGCACGTGGCACCTACGAAGCTATCAGAAAGAGCAGCTTCGATGCACTAGTGAGAAGATGGTCGTTCGCGAGGGTCGCCGTAGCGGCAAGACCTTCATCGTGGCACTCAAGCTCATCTACTTGGCTCTCAACCGTGAGGTCCAGAAGGGTCGTAGCGCCGAGACCGGCGAGCCTATCGTTACAGGTCCGGAGATCATGGTAGTCACGCCTTTCCAGTCTCAGCTACTAAACATCTTCGACGAAATGGAGAAGCTGCTGAAGCGCAATGCCGATTTGATGAAGCGCTGCACCACCAGCACTGGTGGTTCGCTGTACGTTAAGACTCCGTTCTTTCATATGGATTTCGATAACGGAGCCGTCATTAACGGCTTCGTTTCTGGTGTTGCTACCAAGGCCGATGGTAGTGGTGGTGGTACCATGCGTGGTCAGAACGCGCAGGTTGTGTACGTCGACGAGATGGACATGATTCCGGAGGAGACTCTAGACAAGGTTGTTATCCCGATTCTCCTAACCGACTTGCTGGGTGAAGTAACGTTCATTGCTACTAGTACCCCAATTGGCAAGCGCGCTAAGTTCTATGAATGGTGTATGGATGATCCCACCTGGAAGGAGGATCACCTACCCAGTACCGTGCTGCCGCAGTGGGAAAAGAACAAAGCCACCTTCGAGTCAGAAGGCAACGAGGAAAGCTTTAAGAGCGAGTACATGGCGCTGTTCATTGATGCAGCCTATGGGGTATTCAAGCCCGGCTATGTCTACAACTGCATGAAGGACTACAAGTACGAAGACTGCCTGAACCCACGATGGTGGAGGGACGGCGGCGGCGTGCTAGACAGAAGTAACCTCGTCACCTGCATCGGCATCGACTGGAACAAGAATGCAGGAACAGAGTACGTGGTCATCCAATACGACTCCAACTCCCACAAGTTTGTCATTGTTGATGTAGTTAACGTCGGAGCCTCAGAGTTCTCTTCCGTCCGGTGGAAGGAAGAGGTCATCCGCTTGAACTACAAGTGGAAGCCCGACTACATTTACGCCGACGAAGGCTACGGGCACACCATCATCGAGGACTTGAAGGTGATGAGCCACCAGGTTGCTGTCGGACCCAAGAGGACCCGGCGCGATGTTGAGACTGCCAAGATCAAGGACAGACTGGTGTCTTTCAACTTCAGCTCCAAGGTCGAGCTACGCTCACCTGTCGACGGCACCCCCATCACGAAGTCTGGAAAGGACTTCTTGGTTGAGTTTGCAGTGCGAGTCCTGGAGGATGGGATTCTATGGTTTCCAGAGTCCGAGGTCCAGCTGCGCAAGGAACTACTCAACTACGTCATCCTTAGGCGCTCACCTACAACTAACAAGCCAGTGTACGGTCCGGAAAGCAGTAAGGTTGGCGACCACCGTCTTGACGCCACCATGCTGGCACTTGCAGGTATCCAGTTGCAAAATGGTTTGTACTCTGCCAAGGCGCTAGTGTCTAGTGCTCCCAGGTTCTTGGACAAGAACACTCTTGAAGAGCGTTTGCGTCGAAAGGACCAAGACCCTGACTCTCCTGGAGCCAAGGTTCTTGGAATCCTTAGGCGTCAGCAGACTGCTTTCCCTGGTGCCATCGACATCTTGCAGTCCCACCGCGTTGGCGAGACTCCTGCCGAGGCTATGAAGCGAGGCGGGCAGACCCAGCGTCGTACTCGCGTTCACGGACGAGCACGAGGTAGAATGCAAGAAGAGCAGCAGACCGTCGAGCAATGGCTCAAGGGCAAGGCTGCAGACTACCGAGGCTACGCCGACGACACTGAACACCAGTACGAGGAGTCAACAACTCCCAGCTCACACATGGTGAGTCGTCGTCGGAACAGGAGTCGAGGCATTAGCAGGAGAAGAAGATGAAAAGATTGAACTTGCTTAAGAGCGCTGTTGACGCTGTTGGTTCCGGCGGGCGCAGTAACGGATTCTTGGCCAGTACTCTCGGAGGAGCTTTCATTGGCTCTATGGCTGGGGCAGTGATGGGCGGCTCGGATGGACGATGGAGCGGAGCTATTGGCGGCGGGCTCACCGGTGTAGCCGCTGGCGCTGGTATCTCACGATTTGCTGCCAAGGGCAGTAGTTTCTCCCAGGGCATGCTACAAGACATGAAGAAAAGAGGTGGAGCCAGGATTGACGAGGCTATCAAAAGCGGAAAGCTTACTCCCGACAGCCCAGTCGTAAAAAACTTTAAGGCCGGTCACAATAGACTGAGAAACGCAGTGCGCGGTTTCCACAAGAAGGAAAATCGTAACGCTATATTTCGTAGCGGAGCGCTACTTGGCGGTGGTGCTTTCGGGCTTATGTTTGCTGGCAACGGGAAGTCCCATAAGCGTGGCTTTAACGCCAACCGTGGAAATGGCTTCAGAAGGTAATCATGGGTTTGAAACTTTACAATGATGACAAGACGATTTACGGGGCACTCCCTGTTCAGAAAGCTTCGGAAGATAGTCGGTTCGGTCCACAGCGAACTCACAGCGACGGACGCCTCGGTGGCGCCTTCGAAACTGTCGTATATATTCGCAATGACGATCCTAGTACTTACTACACCGACATCGTAATGAGCTATGAAAGCGAACTCTACAATGATGTTGGAGAGTTCGGTGATAGCGGATGGGGAATCAAGTACATGTACGGCGAACGTCGCCCGACAGAAGCCGAGTGGGACGAGGTTCGCAGCGGTGAGCCGTTGGCTCTGCCTGACGTCGGCAGCACTGTAGCTGCCGACACCTACACCTACCATCCATTCTGGATGAGGGTTTACTGTCCTGGCGACACAGCAGCACAGCTGCGAGAGAACCAGAGACTTCGCATCAGCTACTACGAACGGAAGGTTGGCGCCTGATGGCAAGAAAGATTCCTGATCTGAACATCCCTCTGCTAGAGGACTTGTATCATCCGGACTTCGACCCGACCCGACTACCCCTTAATCGCTCCCCCGCAGTAGAGGCTCCTGATACGAAGGAGATCGAAAGGAAGCTGAAGGAGGTCGAAGCCAGGTTGTTTTCGGGCGATACTCCTGCGCCACTAACAGCCGACGAGGCTGCAGCTGTCGAACTCCAGGTCGATGAACTTCAGTCTGCTATCGCCACGACAAGACGTCGGGTTGCTAGCATCAGGTCTAAGATTGAGAAGCAGGCTGTTCCCGAAGGACAGCCTGAGATTAGCTTTGCTGTGGACCTGAAGAAGAAGGCTCGATTGCGTCGCGCAATCCAAAAGTCCTTCGGCATTAAGCCAGAAGCCCTCACGTACAGCATGTACGCTGCAGCCCTGGCCGCAAAGCGCGAGATCGAAGAGTCAGAAGCTGACGATTACACTTCTGGAAACTGGGAAGACTGATGGGATTTTTGAAGAAGGCTGCCAATGAAGAGGATTCCTCTGAAGAGACCGAGCAGCTTGAAGAGCAGTACATGAAGCTATTCCCCAAGATTGGAAGAGACTTCGTACACAGAGAAGACCTGGAGGCTATCCTCCGGCAAATCATGGCTCTTCTAGATCCTGCAGGCCTAGCGCCAATTGACATTACAGATGACTCTGAAGCTCGTGGTCGAGCCCGCGAGTACAAAGTATTCCTAGATGACGACAAGAGTGGCGCTGAAGTCTACCCCGATCTCATCAAGCTTGAGGACGAGTAATCATGTCAGTGCCTAGTGGCGCCCCGCCGATCAACTACGACAACCCACACCTGTACGAGCATCTTGCTTTCATCGTTGATGAATTCGAGAAGGCAGCGCTACGCAGTGGGACTCGTCAAGGAATGTTGGTTACCGCCCAGGGTCCGCTACAGGCAATGGATATGGTGCTTGCTAGTTCCGCCAAGGCGCTCGCCATGGGTAGAACTGCTAATGCCAAAAGAGTTAGCGACCCAGAAGAAACAGACGCCGGCGCCCAAGTGCACAATGACATCAACATCATTGCTGCAGACGAAAGCGGGGAGCTGCAAACTGAAGGCTGCGCAGATAGCGAGCTAGGCAACGAGACTGTCGAGATCAAGCCTCCGTCCTTTGTCGTAGGTACGTCTGGGTCGATTGGTTTTGATGCTGACGTCAACGATCTCCTCAACGGACCACACGACTCCAGCAAGAAGATCGATGCGCTAGGAGATTACCTGAGCGAGTGTCTTGGCTGTGACCTTCGACTAACTTTTGACTGGCAGCTCCAGCCCCTGGACCTGCTAGGTAGCGTTGGTGACCTGCTCGGCGATATCAACTTGGCCCTCGATAAGTTCGAGGGCTTCCTAGACCCGTTCGACTACCTAGTCGATCTGTGTGACTTGCTGAATGGTCTGAACTTTCTCTGCATCCCTGACCTTGTGATGATTCTCATGTCACTGAAGATGCTCCTGAAGTCCTACCTGACATTTCAGCTTGGCCTCAAGATTGACTGGACGCTTCTTATTGGTCCGCTCCTCAAGCTTATCTTGGGGGCCATCAGCACTTTGCTGCAGCAAATCGCTGGCATTATCGTAGCGCCTCTTGATTGTGCATACGCTGCCCTAATGACTGTAGCGAAGCTACAAGATGAGCTTGTGCAGACTGCGGCCGTTGCCAATGCTGTGGCGACGCGGGCTGCTGACAGAGTTACTGGCGGCGGCGATGACGGGGTACTCGATGATTTCGAAGGCACTGTAGATAGCAGATGGAAGAACCTATCTCCTGACTCAGAGACTGTGGATGCTCGCAACGACAAGTTCGACATTGACATCCCTGCAGTCAGCAGCAGCACTAGCGTTGGCTCCAGCGAGACTTTTGTTTCCGTGATCCAGGGCTTTGAAATCGATGCCAACACCACGCTCCCAGAAGCGGTAGAGTCCCCTGACTTCACCAGAGCCAATCCGTTCAAGAAGCTTGCCCTCACCGTGAGGGAAGCAAAGAACTTCATCATGTCGCTGGTTCGGAAGATCCTGCTGGCCAATGACAGCCTACAAGGGCTGGTCAGTGGCTCTCTCGGGCTATCGCTAGGTAACCTGGGGTTGCTGCTGTTTGTCAAAGACCAGGTCAATATGATCCTCCTAATCATCAAGCTCCTCTCCCAGAACAGGGATGTGGGAGACTGGTGCTCGTACTTGGAAGAGAACCCTGCTATTCTGGAGCGAGAACTTAATGGCCTTAGAGTCGTACCTACAAAGGAATCTCTCCAGCTTGTGCTTGGCGCAGAAGTTGTGGGGGAAGTGAAGACGTGCTTTAATGACCGTAGCCCAACCCAAAATGCGCTACTAAAGCAGTGGGTTGCTGACCTTAAGCGTGATGGGAGTAGCTGATGTCATTCATGCAGGAACTTGATCAAGCGCTAGCGCGTCTAGATGATGCCAGCGCCAGGCCGACGCAGGCGGAACTAACAGACGCCACGAAGCAGATGACCCCTCCATCGGTCCTCAGGGTTAAGGACCGCACCATCGCTTACTCTGAGCGACACCGTGGACAATGGTTCCGTCCCGAGTACGACTTCGATGAGATCCAGATCGCCCAAGATACTGACTCCTATCTGTTCCGTGCCATCCAGAAGAAGGTTGGTCGCGTAATCTGCGCGGGCATGTCGTTTACTGGGCCAAATCCAGAGACAGTGCTGTATGTCAAGAACCGCCTCAAGGCTATGAGCTGGGCTGCTCAGCGCCCCTGGCAGGCGCTGGTCTGGGACACATTCCACGACCTGTTTCGCTACAGCAACTGCATGTGGGTCAAGAAGCGTAGCGCCCAGCTATCTCCCGGCAGCACTCGCAAGGACATTAACGGCACTCAGGTAGAGCCTGTTGCAGGTTACTTCATCTTGCCGTTCGAGACTCTGGAGTTCAAGACCAAGGCCAACGGGGAGTTCAAGAAGGTTTTGCAAAAGATGCCCAACGGAGAGAAGAAGGAATTCTTCCCTCGTGACGTGGTTCACTTCTACACCAACAAGAAGCCTGGCTTCACCGTGGGCACGCCAGAAATGTTCCCCGCACTCGATGATATCGCGCTTTTGCGCCGCATCGAGGAAAACATTGAAGACCTGATTGAAGCAAATCTCTTTCCGGTGTTCCACTACAAGGTAGGTAACGACAACCTACCTGAGCGCTATGGCCCTGACGGCTCCAAAGAAAGTGACGTAGTCAAGAAGACTATCGAGTACATGCCCGCAGGTGGCATCTACGTGTCTGACCACCGGCATGAAATCAAGGCTATCGGCTCTGAGGGCCGAGCACTCCGTATCGACTTCTACGTCAACCACTTCAAGAACAGGG